AGGCACCCCCTCTTATCACTAAGAAGGAGTGCTTGATATTTCTCTCATGTAATCTAGCTGAAGTGTCTAGGAGACTTAGGCAAGTGTTGCTTCGTAGGTGTCCGTCATAGCAAGGAACTGCTATGCAGTAGTCATGCTCTGCTATATTTGCTTCTATCTCCATTAGCTCCTCAGCTTAAAGATTTACTGCTTACGCACCCGGCGTTGCAAACAGGCCGCGGTAATCGGACCAACCATAGGCTTCACGATAACGCGTCTTGAACTTCGCGTTTTCGGTATCCCAATCGTTTTCCGTGCCGAACTCAGGCGCATCGCGAACGACACGCTTCATGCCGTGCGGTGCATTCGTGCGGATAAACCACGCGTCTGTATCGGTCAGGTAATGGTTCAGGGTAACGCCTTTGCTGAACTTGCCCGTATCTTTGAGCGCGTTCGTGTCGTTGTTCGCGGACGCAACGCGAAGATTGCTCTTCAGGATACGATGCGCTTCAAACTCCAACTGGGGCGGGATGATCAATTGAACCGGGACCAGCGAAATCTGCAGGCCACGATCGTTCTTCAACAGGCTAATGTCGATGCACGCTTGTTCCAGAGCGGCTTCGGACAAGTCCGACGCGGTGCTCAGAACGTTCGATTGCGTACCACCAGCGACGTTCGCATGTGAGGACACAGCAAGGATAGAACCGTCACCACCGGTATAGCCGGAGGTAAAGGCACGGTTGTAAACGTTCGCGCCAACAATCTCTTGCGTCTGGCGAACAGAGAATGCCAGACCTTGAGCTTTACGCTGACCAACCACGTCATACAGATCGTCGTCTCTCATTTCGCGAGTAATCACGAAACCAAGAGCGTAGACAACCGGAGTGTAACGGGTCGTGAACGCTTGACGTTCATTGTCGAAAGACACCGCAGCGCCTTCAGTCTTGACTTGCGCCAGACCAAAGCCACTAACGCCAACGTCTTCTTCCCATGCACGTTTGCTTGTTTGCTTCTCGAACAGCTGCTCAACTTCGAGCGGGTATTCGTTGTACGATTTGCCATACCACGCGTTCACACCGGGGAATAGGGCTTTCGCAAATGAACTTGTATTGATAGTCATTTTAGTTTATCTCCCGTTATGACACGTTGGTGCCCATGCTACCATATGCATGAACGTTAATCTTGACCAACAGTTTCTGCGATGCCGCAGCGTGCTCATTGTCTGGACGCTGGACAAAGCCAAGAATCTTCAACGGCAGAGTAACCGTGGTGGCCGGGACAGTTGCGCCCGTAGTTGCCGCCGAGGTACCCGTGGTCGTCGATCCAGAACCAATCGTGTATCCAGTGTTGCTTCCAATCAGCGCTTGGGTGCAGGGCACCGTTCCGCCGTCTTGCACTTCAAAAACCAGATCAGGTGCATCCGCCACCATCGCGATACGCTTCGTCAGCGCAGCACGATATTGCGGGGTGTTCAGTGACGTCGGATCAACAACGAAACCAATAACAGCGCCGACAAGGCCGGAACCAGTTGTTTGTTCTGTCGTAGCGAACGCGGTCACACAGTCGTAACCTTCAGTACCAGTAGCTGCGACCGAGCGAACCAAGTCACCAACGAAAACCGCCGTGGCGTCAGCCGCAGCAACTTCGTACAGGTTGAATTGGCCGTTGTACGGCGAGCCATTCTGGTGCTTAACAGGTTTGAAACCGTTAATGCGACTAGTATTAGCCATTGTAAAAATCTCCTAAATTAATTGGATATCCTCACGAGGCTTTGGGAATTACTTATCTCCAATAGAGAGTGTTCCATCAAAACCGCCAGAGGGTGTTTTTAAGCCTTGCTCCGTAGCGTCAACTCGTTTAGCTTTCTCTTTCTTGTCCTCTTCGTACCATTCTTTATTGATCCGCATGAGGTAGCCTTTCGAGCCTGCCCCAGCATTCATGGTTTCAATCGAACTGTCTTTTCCAGCTTCGTCAACACGCGAAGTTCCTAGACGATGGATGCCAGAGGGCACCATTTCGTATCCTAGGTCTTTCAGTTCGGCTATCCTATCTCCAGTGCCGTCACTGTCCACAGCCACACGATACTCAAACGCAGGGTCCTTGTTAATATAATTGAACTTGTTGCGAGTACCTGTAGTCTGTCTGACTGGCCTTCCACTCGGGGCCTTAGCAATTGCTTCTTTTTTGTCTGTGCTCATTTAAACTCCCTTTGACTTTTTCAAGTCCTTGATGTACGCCTCTCGGGTAATAGGTGCTCCTGAACGGATCAGTTGCTCCATGATCTGAATCTCTCCGGCTGTAAGACCAGAAGTCTCACTACCTCCACGATTCTTGCCACTGGAACCACTCTCCACTTTTGGAGCCGTATCCTTGTTAGGATTACGAAACTTATGCGGGAATGCTGCACGAGTCCGCTTTGATACTTCTGCTAGGATGTCAGTAGGGTCTTTGCCAGAGCGCAGCAATTTATTACCAACTCCATCTGCATAAGCAGTCATGTCCTCGTCTTTCTCATACCAATCGTTACGCTGCTTCCATGAATTCATTTCAGCAGTACGATCTTCTTGTGGTTCAACGATCGGCGCAAGTGTGGCCTCCCGCTTCTTCAAATCCATTGTATCCCGAATTTCTTCGGCTAGTACTAGGTCCCCTTCTTCAAGGGCGGTTTTGCGTTGGCTCTTAAGATCGTTCATGGCGCGGTCATATGCAGCCTGTTCCATCTTGTTATAGTGCTTGCCGAACGCTTCCATCCCCTTCTTCAGGTTCTTGACTTCGCGGTGCTGTTCGTCGATCTTGTCATAGAGCGGCTTGAGCTCCATGAACTGCTCTGCTGTCTTCCACTTCTTCCCAGTCTTTGATTCAAACTCGGATTCTGGCTTCCAGCCATGCGTCATGGCCTCCTGCTCTACTTCACTAAACTCCGGGGCTGCTGGCTCGCCTTGTGGCTCCTCAGGAGATTCCGGTGCTAGTTCTACCCCTTCGGGCAGAGTCATCTTAAGTTCTTCGGTCATTTTGTGCCTTTCAGAACAGCTACAACGTCTTCGTCATTAATCACTACGTACTTTTGCCCATCTTCCGGGTCCTCAATTACTTTACCGCTGTACTTGGCAAAGGCAACTGTGTCACCTTTTTCACACCAAGGGCGGAAGAACATCATGCGGCTGTCGTCAGGATTGCAGTTGATATAGAACTGCTTGAATGCGTCCGATCCTACTTCGACAACTGTTCCTTTATCCACGCCCATTACGGCGCGCTGATGTTCAGATAGGTGCTCCGCGAATGCCAGACCAGCCTTTTTCGCTGCTGCATACACCGGATCAACATCCTCCAACTTCTCTACCTTTACTAGGACTCTATGTCCTCTGACTGTAATCATGCTAGACTCGCCTCCTTGACGTCATTTAGTGCTTTGATGTACCCTCTGCGGATTCCATCATTTAGGGTGTCTACACCCGCTGATTCTACTAACTCGAATGTTGCTCCGTCGATGTGTTCTTGAATTACTTTTTGGAACTTTTTCCCTTGGGGGCAGTTCCACCACTCGAGGAACTCGACTTGAGCTTGCTTTGTTGCTTCATCTGTGCTAATTTGGCTTCTCCTTGCTCACGTTGTTGCGCGAGTTTCTCTCTGCCTTCTTGGACCTTCTGTTGGCCCTTAACATTCTCAACCTGCAATTTACCTGCCTCTCCTGCCATGAATATCTTCTGGCCGGTGATTTCGGACTGCGTTTTGAGTTTCAGCATGGCACCTTCGTGCTCACGCTTCATAGCGTCGGATTGTGCTTGTTGCGCGAGCTTTGCTTGCGAACTCTGCATATCCATCGCGTGCTTCTCTTGCTGCATCTTCATCTTCATCGCACCTTGGCGATCAGCAAGTTCCGCCTTCTTCTCCATCTCCATCATCTTAGGATCAGGTTTCTGTGGCGGGGGTTGGGGTTGACCAGTCTCAGCCATACCGGGGATGAGTTTCTCCCATTCCGGCTGTTCCTGAGCTTGCAGGTTGCGAATAACAACTTGCATCGGGTCAATCAATCCAGATGGTAGCAACTCCATTAGAGCCTGCGCTTTGAGCAGTTTCTCTTGTTGAGTCGTCGCTACCGGGTCCGCAGTTGGGCAGACATCATATGAGTCTTGCTGGAAGTCCTGCGGTCCTACCGGTTCGTCCAGCAATGCGCTGTACGTATTGGGATCAAGGTACATGCCATTGAGCTTGTACACTTTCTTGAATTCTTTTTGCATGGAACGGAACACGCGCTTGTAGATGGCCGTAAAGACCTTCATACCTTGTTCGATAGACGCCATCGTGGTAGTAGCGGGGGTGTTCTGCCCGGGCATCTTGCCTACAAAAATCTCTGCAACTGAGGCAAGTTCCTTGCCAGAAGTAACCAACATCCCGAGTAACTCAAAAAGAGTTTGGGATGGTTCTTTTGTAGGTAGTGGAACAATCTGTTTTCTAAGGTCGTCGCCTGTGGCATTGACTGCTTTCCATTCTCCGGGTTGAAGTGGGTTGTCGCCCATCTTCATCTTCAGTCCCTTGCCTATAAATCCGGATTGTAGGTTATGTAGGGTTCCGGAATCGACCAGCTGGTTGACAAGGGTGTTGACAGCTTCGTTAATAGGACCAAGCAGATGACCAAAGCCAAGATCATAAAAACTGCCGTCAGGATTCGGAATAAACCCATACTTAGTGTAGAACTCCGTGTTACGTTTGATGGAGACAACCTTCTTGCCATCCATCTTCATATCTGTGGGGGTGAAGTTCGGGCTAATGCGCAGAACTGTCCCTGTGTGGTAGTGGAATGTAACGATGTATGGCTCCATTACGCCATCGTCGTCCAAATCTTCCCAGCGGTGTTGTTCGATCAGCTTGTACGGCGTCGCTTTGTCAATCTGCCCAGTAGGACTCGGCTTACCAATCGGAGTTTCCGGCATTGGCGGTGGGCCGAGGTCAACATCCAGATAATTCTTACTCCGTTGGCGGGCTTTCAGCAGCCGCTCCGGCATATGGATGATTTCCGAGTATCTTTCGGACTTCTCGAGGGTATGGGTGTAGTAATCTACGACGAAATTCTCTGCAAACACGAGCTCGGAGCGTACTTTGTCTTCAATCGGACAGAAAAACGACTTTTTGAACAGCAAACCTGCCACCGGGAGCATCATGAACAGCCTGTCCATGTCCTCATCCCATGTTTCCATGTCATGCATGAACTGCCAAGACATGTATTTGGCTACTCTGTCTGCCTGAAGGGCCTTCTGGCCGTCCTGATCCTTACCAAAAATGCGGGTCTTCACAAGTTTGCCGTCACCGGGTACTAATGTCGGGTACGCGCGGGCGTTAAACTGAAGTGAAGCCGTCGCAATCAGTGGATACTTAATGTTTGAAGCGTCAGGCCAAGGGAAACTTTTGTTCTCCCTGATCTGCATAGCGAGGTCCAACCAGTCACGGGTGTCCTCAAGCCAGTCTTTACGGGAGGCTTCGTCTGTGTCAAACTCACGCTTGGCATCTTGGCCGATGCGCATGAGTTCATCCTTCTCCATGTCCTCAGCGACGTTGGTGTTCATGGCCGCAGCCATCACCTCCATCTCCTCGGAGCCGCTAGTATCCGGTGACTCTTGACCTTCCATGGAAGGCATTCCCGCTGGCCCGTAAGTCGGCATTAAATTCGTCCTCTTCCGTTTCTTCTTTGGTTGGAGCTTCGATCATCTTATCGAGGAGCGTGCCCATGTAACCCCATGCCGCTACTTGGTCATCCTTGACACCTCGAGGGAACTTGAGTAGCTCATCCTCGAAGGTAGGATACCAGTCAGCAGATTTGTCAAACTTACACGTCCTCGCTCGCATACGAGCCTGAATGTTCCTAGAACGCTGAATGATGTCTTTACCTTGGTGCGCTATCTCAACGATGTTAGGATAGCAATTCTGTGTCACCATCTCCTCCCGTAGGAAGGGGCCAATGGCCTGCAAGATCATCATCTTCTCGATCCCGATAGCTTCCGGCTCGTAGGTCCGGTGCAGCGCTAGGATCAGGTCAACTATTTCTTTTCCGTCAAGTCTGTCCCGAATGATATTCTTGAGAATAACTGTACGATTTTCATCCACACCAGCGATACAAAAGACAGTCCAGTCTGCACGCGTTTCATGGCTGATTGCCAAGTCGCACGTAATGTAGTAATGTAGCTTTTTATCTGCATCTTCTTCCCTCATGGGCAGAAAGTCATTGCGCTTAAAGTAGCTCACTGACTCGTCGATCGGGTTGTTCAGGTACTCCTGCGAGTACAGGTCCATCATCCCTGCGTTACGGAATTCCTCCATACGCATCTTGAAGAACTCTTTCGGGTAGCGCTCAGGCCAGAGGATTCGGGAGAAGTCCGGGGTATGTGCCCTGTACTTCACACTCTTCCACATTGTTTTCTGTGGGCGAATGCTCCAAACCTTAAGGCCGTCGTCTACAGTATACTTGTCGTGGGCTGGCGGCATAAGGTTCTCCAGTACGGAGTCCATATGGAGGATAGTCCCCCAGTACCGCAACTTACCCTTCTTACTCAGGATCGGGATTAACGCACCCCGGAACCACCTCTTGAGCTTGTCTCGCCTTTCTTTGTTCATCACAAGCTCATCGTTCTCAAGATCGTCGATCAGAACCAGATCAGGACGGAGGCCATTCCACAGCAATCCCCGGAGCTTCTGCTCCGCGCCCTTCCCCATGATCCGGAAGGTGTGTCCATCGTTACACTCCACGATGATGTCTGACTCCGTACTCTTTAGGAACTGGACCAGACCTTTCTCATTTCTCTTGATACTAAACAGCTCAATCAGGTCCTCGTTCTCCAGAATCTCCTGTGCCATCGACTGCACAAACATGGTTGCCTGAGCCTCTGTATCTGAGACAATCAGAACATACCTTGAATTCCTGAAAAGCACCTC